AATCACAAGCTGCCTTAAGGTCCTGTGTAGTTGCTTCCCCCGATTTTATACGAGATAGAAATTCTTTAGTAATTAGGTTATGCAACTCGTTAAATTGGTCTTCAGTTGCTTTCTTTTTCATTAATATCCTTCTGGTGCTACGTTGAATGTAAATGTAATTCTGTAATTATCTTTTTCTAATGTTGCTGGTTGTGGAGGAACTTTATGTCTAAGACTTGCAGGGAAAATATAAATATTACCTTCTTCAAAAAAAGGAATTACATCACTATAAGCATAGTTAAAGTTTCTAGGTTCTAATTTCCATAATTTATGTAAAGCTGCCATTTCTGGATATTTATTTGTAAAAATTAATCCTTTATGTAAGTCTTTATCAAAACGCAAGGTGTATAAACCTGAAAATAAATTAGGTTCATGTGAATGTTCTTCTTGATATTGATTAGGTCCATACATGTTAAACCAACTACTATTTATGTTGTAAGTAAAACCTGAATAACCTAACTCAATCAAAAACTCATCTATATAAGTAAACATTTCTGATATAAGCTCTTCTTGTCCACAACCGTTTAAATAAGTTTGATAGCTATTACAAAACCACCATTCATCATGTGTGTTTTTAGATTCAGCTTCTTCTATATCTTTTAATAGCAATGGTAGTAATTTGTTTTTATACTCTTCATGTTTTTTGAACTTAGATGTATAGAGTGGTTGAGTAAACAAATTATTAATTATCATTAATTAGATACCTAACCCTTTTTTGACGATCTGTAAAGCTTTGTCATCAAGGTCATTATCAGTCTGTTCAACAAGTTTTTCTAGGATATCTACAATAAAAAATTTAAATTTATCGCTTTTTAAAAAGGTTAAAACGATTGGTTTTAGTAGTGCTAACATTTTTTTTTGGTAATAATGATTGTATAGGAACAATGTCGGAACATAATCCGTAAACTCTTGTTCCAGGGCGGATTGTAAAGCCCTTTTGTTGTAGTTCTGCACATTTTAATGCACGAACAAGTTCATAGTCCAAACGCATTTTCTCTTCTTGTCGTTTAGCTATATCTTTGCATTGTCGTAACCCTTCTCTATCAAGTGGTACCATGAAATTTATCTGGAACCCCCAATTTTCATTTAGCTGATAGCTTGAAGGATACAGTTCTCGTGTATCTTCGTCTGCTGAGTAGGGGTTAACATGGTTACCCATATAAAAAGGGCTGAAAGTCATTGTACTTCCATTACATTGTATGGATGGTCCATATGATTGTCTAGAAGACGCTCCATTGTTCTGGAATTGTATTGCCGAATTGGTCACATTTCCAGTCGCTGCGGCCACAGGATTAGAGCTATTATTGACTTTTGGCTCTTCAGCTAGTACTGGACTTACTGAGAGAATACAGAGAGCGAGGTAGTTGTAGAGTTTATAGTGTAGTTTCTTGTTGTATCCCACTGCTCTACTACGCCAGCTGCTCTGGTTGTTACTTCTAAGTTCCAAGGTAATGTATTGTCAGTTACAGTAAATACAGCATCTCCTCCAGATATTCCAGCACTAGCTGCTGCTGATATATTACTACCACTCCAGGTATTTACGGCAGCTCCAAACACCTGACGCTGTTCTGTTTCGACAATTGTTTGAGTGGTAGTGGTCGTTGAATTCATAGACCCCGTAGTAAAGGCAGGGGTCACGACATTTGCTCTAGCTATGCTGGGTGATAACAAGGCTAACAGAATGATAATTTTTTTCATTGTTTTGGTTTATCTTCTTTTGACTTTTTGTTACCTGTAGACAGTCCAAAAGTGGCAAGTGCCCCCGTAAAAATCGAGGCCACGAACGTGATATCAGACGATGCACCTAAAGGTTTTCTAACCATAGGTAGCTCTACATAATTAAGAGTGATAATAAATCCACTCCAAATGACAACTCCTAAACGCACCATTGCACCTAGTATTTGCATCTGTTCATCATGGTCGTCTACATTTTCTTTTAGTTTTTTTAGGAAACTTTTGGGTTGCCCTTTGATGACCTTATCTTCTTCCATGCTGTTTTTAGTATAGGTTTCATTGCAGTTACAACCCATTTAAAGGCTGCTGTTGCTGTTAGTGTTGCTGCTACAGAAACGACTGCTGTAGTGGAAGCCGTTATTAGTATTTCGTTTTCTGGTATAGGCATTTTTACATCAATAATAGGTATATCAATTTGCCTTATGCCAGTAGGTGCTTCTTCTGTAGCTTCTGGTTGTGTACCCTCTGGTTCTCTAAGATCGCTTGGAGGCACAACTAAGGGTACATAACTAGGAACGTCAGCAGTAGGTAGCGGTATAGATATTGTTTCTATCTTTTTTACTGGCGGAATTACTATGGTGGGTATTTCCACTAGCTAGACTCTTCTTTTTGGTAAGTTCCTTCTGCTTTTGCTGCTGCGTCTATTTCTGCTTTTTTAGTGTCAAACTCATCAACACAAGCTTGATATACACCTAATGATGTAATAGTTTCTACACTTAAGTCATTTTTTTCAACTTCACCTGTTGAAGTTGTAGTATCCCATTGTACTGCCCAAGTGTCAGATGGACATGAAGATAAGGTTAAGCCTCCAATTCCTATACCATCTTTGACAACCATTTTATCTTCACGTATTATCGAAATTTTCATTTTCTGTAATTTTAATTAATTTTTGTTTTGGTTGTTCTAGCTGTACTATTGGACTCATTCTCTCTACAGTTTCATTTCTAAATGATTCAATAGCAGCTCCCATTTGATTAACTACTTTTGAATTATCTACCTGTAGAAAAGGTATCCAAGCTACTGCACACCCATATTCATTAACAGGTTCTCCAGTTTGCGGATTTGTACCTGATATTTGTGTGTACCATGCACACTCTAGTTCTCTACAATCTTCTCCAATTAAAGGACAAAGACTGCCTTGTTTAGGTTTTGCCATTTATTTAATAAGTGGTTTAGCGTGTAGCCACCCAGTCATTAAATATTTAGTTTGTTTTGGTGGGTAGCCTTGATGAACATAAGTCCAAGTTGCTGGAAAAATAATAACTCTTCCAGTTTTCGGTAAGATTTGATCTCCGTTATAAAATTGTGTCCATCCTTCTTCAACATCGTTTAAATATAAAATAAACGTGTGTGTTCTACATAGAGGTTCTTGTTCATCTTGAGAATATATAAAATCGTGATGCCAAACATAACCTTTTCCAGGTTCAGTTTTTTGTATTTGATATCCAGTATCAAACATTTCATTAGATACAGTCGAGTATGTAAACTTTTCATTAGTTGTAAAGTAACGAAAATTACTTACTGCATTTAAATGTGAGTAATAGTCTTGCATTGCTGCTGCAATTGTATCTGTAAATAATTTATCTTCTTCTTTCCATGTATTACCCCATAGTGCTGTATCTGAAACAACAATGTCTTTACTATCTTTTACTAATAAATTAGTTCCATCACCAATTACACCTTGATGTGCACCCTCTATATTATCTTCAAATTTAGTAATAATTTTTTCACATATATCTTTTGGTAACTCTTTATCCCAAATATAAATATAAGGGTCAGAGATACGGGTGGTATCAATCATTAGTCTTTTGCTGCTATAATTACGTCTAAATATTGAACTGCTAAATCTAAGTTAGTTACAGAAATACTGTGGTTGTGTGCAGCAGCAGTAAAAGTAGCGTTGTGAGTATGTGCAGCTCCTGTAAAACTTGCGTTAGCATTATGGGTGTGTGAACCTCCAGTAAATCCGTGGTTGTGTGCTCCACCACCACCAGTATTTGTTGTATTTGCAGATAATCCTTGGTCACGATAAGTATTAATAGCATATCTGTAAACACCACCCCCATAGTTACCTGAGGTTCCACTGTGTGAGTGACTTGGCATCTGTGATGTAGTCAGTGTGTGGTTGTTTACTGTACCACCAGTACTTGCGTTTGCAATAGAAACTGATACGTTACCGCCCTGAGTTGCGTCAGCTACGGATACGTTGCCTGTTATTGTGGTATTGTCAGCGTTAGCAGTAATTGATCTGCTAGTCAAAGTATTACTAAATGCATTACTACCACCAGAACCAGCAGTTCCAGATACAACTCTAAGAGCTTTGTTATCCACACCACTTGTTACTTTTGTCCAACCTGTAGGTGCTGCTGTTTGTTGAAACAACATTTTTGTTCCTGATGGAAAAGCATCAGCGTTGCCTATAGCAGTTGTTACATATGCAGTTGTTGCAACTTTTGTAGTGTTGTCAGATGCAGACTGTGTTGTTGCAGTTACACCATCTGTTAATACTCCAGAGCTAGATGTTAGACCACCAAATAAAGTGTCTCTAGCTGCTACGTCTACACCGTCAACTGTTCCTGTAACTGTGATGTTTCCTGTTACGTCAACACCAGCACCAACATCTAAATTTTGAGCAATAGTCGTAGTTCCATTAGAATCTATTGTTAATCTATTAGCAACATTAGTATCATCAGCAATGGTAAATGAACCACCATTTCCAAATATTGAAAAGTCAGAGTTATTGTTTGAATCTACAAGACTTATTCTAGGGTCAGTATCAGTTACTGTGATGTTTCCAGATGATACAGTTCCAGTTGCAGTAATGTTTCCTACTACGTCAATACCAGCATTATCTATTAATAGTTGAGTTGCTGAGCCACCTACTCTACAGTTAATAGGTTGACTTGTAGCTTGTGTATCAATAAATAAATTTGAACTATTAACATCATGAAAACCTATCTGACCTTGTACAGTTCCGCCACCATCTTTATATTGAATTGATGTTTCAGCAGCATTTCCTGTATTACCAGTATCAGAATCTTGTACTACTATTTGTGGTTCAGTAGAAGCCTTTGCAACAAATCCATTATTTGCAAGAATTGCTCCTGTTGTTTCTATTTGCTGTGATCCAAAGTTAGGAGATATCTTAGTTCCAGCTATTGCAGCAGATGCGTTAATGTCTGCGTTGTCTATTGTTCCAGCTGGTAGGT